AGAATTTCCTACCTCTGGTTCGCTGGTCGATGCGGTAAGTGTAGATAGAGCCTTGAATGCTATATCTATTCTTATCTCCAGAACTTCAAAAAATTGATCCTCTGTTCCTAGCGGATTGCATCTTAAATCATTAACCATTGGAAACTGACATGAGTCAATTTACAACACTCAGCTTGAAAAACCAAGCTGCGACCGAAGTAGACTTCGCTAATTCTCGTATTGATTATACGAGTGGCGTAGCTACATGGATAGCCGCAGGTACTTCTTTCGATTCTCGTAAGAAAGCTACCTTCTCCTTGACCATACCAACTGCGCGCTCAAACCGTGCACGCGTGAAGGCCAAAGTATCCATCCCCATCATGGACACCGTCGATACTCTCCGCAAGGTTGACGAACTCATCTGTAATGTTGAATTCGTTCTTCCAGCGAGAAGTTTGAAGGCTGATCGACAAGATCTACGTGCTCACATTGCCGACTTTTTGGTTGACACTGTGATCGTGAAGGCTATTGAAGATTTTGAAGGAGTTTATTAAGGTCTTACTGGCTGCTTATATTATATATAAGTGCCCGGACTTAGGTCTTAATATTCTTCCTCTAATCTAATATTTCCTATTATTTTCTTGTCTTCCATTATGGAGTCTTTATGACATTAGTCACAAAGTATGATTACCGAGTAATCATGGATTACCTTTCGTCTCTTGATAATCCTCGTGCCTTAACTGTAGCAATACTTTTAAAGTACGGGGAATATCGTCAGATTGTAGAACTAGAGTTTATTCCTAGCGATTACAATTCTGAAAATGAAGCATATAACTCTCTTCTTGCGACCGAACTTCTTCGGAAACACGATGGCTTACCGACTAATATCGATAAGAAATCTGTGGCTCTCGAGAAGTTCTTTGTTGCTGAGGAGAAATGTGCTGTAACGAATGAGCGGCTTCAGACTAAACGAATGTTTAGCGCTGCTACGTTTTTGCGTATCCAGCGAAAAATATCTGAAGTTTTACGGTCATTTCATTACGACGAGATGGTAGATTTGGCAGGCTGGGGTCCAGGCGCGACACTTTTAATTAAGGGTCGTGAGGCAACTCCCTCCAATAAATTCGAGAATAATCTCGAAGTAACAGCCTATCTTGCTACATTTTTACAGAGCTTTGATATCTTTGGTCATTCATATCCTTTATGGAAACCGAAGTTAAAAGTTGTAGAAGGTAACAGGATTATTACAGTCCCGAAGAATGCTAAAACCGATCGAATAATTGCGATAGAACCTTCTGGTAACCTTTGGTTCCAGAAAGCTCTTGGTGCTATGATTCGAAAGAGATTATCATCCTTTGGCGTAGATCTAAA